AAATTGATTGGTTTATTAGAAGTTTAGACGATTCACGTACCGAAATCACTCTCGACCAATTAGATGAATTATTAACTCAACACAAATGAACTTAACCCCATACCACCGAAGAAAACGATTTGAGCGTAAGACTTTGCACAAGCAGTTACGCCAATCATGGAACGAGATTCAGTTGTTCGGTATTTCCGAAATACTCGAAGCAACCGACAAGCTAATCACAGTTAGCGAACACAACGAAAGTAAGTACAAGTACGCGAAATTTTTAAACGATTTACCATGAGCGATAAACAAATGACAGCAGTAGAGTGGTTAGGAAATGAAATAACTAATAGAATCACAAGGATAAATCCACACGATACTATTATTATTCAAACACAAGGTGAAATTTTAATTGAAATAATTGAACGATCCAAAGAAATGGAGAAGCGACAAATAATGGATGCTTTTAACGATGGTATAAACGATGAAACAATTGGAGGAAATACTACACCAGAACAATACTACAACGAAACTTATAAAAATGACTAAAAACGAAATAATCCGATCCATTCAAGCGGAACTAAACGAACTTGACTTATCAAAATGTCCGTATAGCATGAAGCAATTACAATCATTGCAACGTAGCGAGCCTTTATCATTGTGGCGACATTTGTTTATCGCTAAAATGCTTTGTGACTTGCATTCATTTAATTATGTAGGTAAGAAATTCAATCGCACACATTCAACCGCCCAGGCATCACTACGCGAGGTTTACAAGGCTTTGAATGGTAAGAATGAGAAGTTGTATGGTATTATTGAACTTTGTTATTAACTAAATTTGTATTAATTATCAAAATGACAAGAAAAAAAATTGAACAAAAAAGAAAAGAGAACTTCGATAAAATTGAAGCTCTAAAACGTGAAAATATTGAACTTGCTAAACAAGCGATTTTACTATCAGATGAAGTTCAGCAATTCACAGAAGAAATTGAATCGCATCCTAAAATCAAATACCAACGTAAGCCAAATTACTTAGATGGAAAATTGGTAGGTAGAATACACTGGAAAGAATCTTTTAAAGACGAATATACTGGAGATTCGATTGAATTAAAACGTTCTAAAATTGTTAGGATTAATGGTAAGTGGGTTTAATCTTACCACTAACCATTCAATTAACAAAACAATATTAACCACCCATCAACGCATTAAATCTAGACCTATGAAACTAAAATATATTAAATCAAATGGTGTTTATTACTACCCACAGAAAGCAGGAGAAAAAGATAATAGCGATATGATATATGCAAATAAACCTGTTTGCATAATTAAAAAGCTGTTATTTGGTAGGTGGCAAATAGATTATTTTTGTAATTATACTCAATTCAATGATAAGGGAGGTTATTCCCCAGGAGATGAAGATACGCCAAATACAAGATTAATTCTTTATCCTAGTGGAATTGAAGAAATACGATATGTATAACCACCCATCAACGCATTAAACCGCTCATCACAATTTAAGAAAATGAAAATATTAACGGAGTAATTTAGCAAAAAAACAAGTTATGGAATATCGGGAATTTTTAGAAACAAAGAAAAAATCATTTATTGAAAGTGGATTTGAAATAGAAGAAAATAATCTAAATTCAAATCTTTTTGACTTTCAAAAATTTGCAGTAAAAACAGCACTAAGAAAAGGAAAGTTTGCTTTATTTTTTGATTGCGGACTTGGTAAAACATTAATGCAATTATCATGGGCACAAGCTGTATTTAATCAAACAAGCAAAAAAGTTTTAATACTTGCACCTTTAGCTGTTGTCGAACAAACAAAAGATGAAGCATTAAAGTTTGGAATATCGTATGAATGTTTTGATATTACGAATTATGACCAATTAAAAAATGTTGATTGTAGTCAATATTCAGGAGTTGTATTAGATGAAAGTTCTATTTTAAAAGGCAGAGATGGTAAATTGTCAAATTTGATTATTGATAGATTTAAAAATACGCCTTATAAATTAGCATGTACAGCAACCCCATCACCAAATGACCATATGGAACTAGGGCAACACTCTGAATTTTTAGGAGCAATGTCATATCTTGAAATGTTAGCAATGTACTTTGTGCATGACGGAGGAGAAACAAGCAAATGGAGATTAAGAAAGCATGCTAAAGACCCATTTTGGAAATATGTATGTACATGGTCAATGGCTTGCGACAACCCTAACACTTTAGGTTTTTGTCATTCAGGATATTCACTTCCTGAAATTGAATATGTAGAGCATATTATTCAAGTTGAAAATAATACAAATACTTTATTTGGAGATGTTGCAGTAAGCGCAACTGATTTACATAAAGATTTAGAAAGATCGTTTGATTTGAGAATTGAAAAGACAAAGGAAATTGTAAGCAATTCAAAAGGTCAAGTTATTGTTTGGGGATTGAAAAATAACGAAACAGATACTATTTCAAAATTACTTGAAAATGCTGTAAATGTTCAAGGTTCAGATAGTCCTGAATACAAAGCAAAATACTTGAATGGATTTGCTAAAAATGAATTTAAAACTCTTGTTACAAAGACTTCAATCGCTTCATTTGGTATGAACTATCAAAACTGTAATGAAATGATATTCATGTCATACGATTTTAAGTTTGAGCAGTTTTATCAAGCTGTTAGACGTTGTTATCGTTTCGGGCAAAAAAATAAAGTAACGGTTCATATTTTAATTCCTGAGAGTCAAGTTAATGTCCGTGCTACTATTTTAGAAAAACAGCAAAGACACTTAGAAATGATTCAGGAAATGTCTAAGTATTCAAGTGAAGCAGATTATAAAAGTTCAAAATCAAAAGTTAACATAGTGAAAAAAGAAATCAAAACAAACGATTACCATTTATTGAATGGAGATTGTGTTCAAGAAAGTAAAAAAATAGCTGATAATTCAGCAGACTTAGTTGTATTTAGCCCTCCATTTGCTGAATTGTATGTTTATTCTGATAAAGAGGAGGATATGGGTAATGTAAGCGATTATAAGCAATTTGAGCAACATTTTAAATTTCTTATTCCTGAATTAAAACGTATCCTAAAATCGGGGCGTATTTGCGCAATTCATTGTATGGATTTGCCTGTACAAAAAGGAAAAGAAGGATATATTGGTTTGCGTGATTTTTCTGGAATGCTTATTGATTGGTTTCAAGAAAATGGATTTGTTTATCATTCACGTGTTACTATTTGGAAAAATCCAGTAACTGAAATGCAACGAACAAAAGCACTTGGATTACTTCATAAGACTATTAAAAAAGATAGTTCAATGACAAGAGTAGGTATTCCTGACTATGTTTTATTTTTCAGAAATGAGGGAGAAAATGAAACGCCAATAACACATCAAGATACTGATTCAAGTAAAAAAGATTATTTACCTGTTGATTTGTGGCAAAAATACGCATCGCCTGTTTGGTATGATATTGATTATTCAAGAACACTTCAATATCGCTCAGGACGTGATGGAAACGATGAAAAACATATATGCCCGTTACAACTTGATACTATTGAGAGAATTATTCATTTATACTCAAATGAGGGTGAAACAGTATTCAGTCCATTTGGAGGAATTGGAAGTGAGGGGTTTTGTGCATTGAAAATGAATAGAAAAAGTATTTCTATTGAATTAAAAGAAAGCTATTTTGCTTTAAATGCTAAAAATCACAAAGATTGCATCGAAGAAAAAAACAGTACTTTAACTCTTTTCTAACATGACACACAGCTATATTGAAGACATGGCGTATATTCGGGAGCATTTGCAATCCGAAATTAGTTTGAAATACGCTTTTGAGCAGTTGGAAATAGACATCAATGAACTACAGAAACGCGATAGAAATAGTGTATTGTCCGATAAACGTTGTGTAATTGGAGTGATAGCTACATTTGAGCAAGGATTAAATAACGCTATTGAATTGACTAAACGCGATAGAACCACGATACTACACTATTTTATGCGATTTAAGCGTGCTTTACAAGGTTATGACAGCAAATTACTTTCAATGATATTAAAAGCTGTTAGCTTTGAGAATTATAATACCTATAACATGCGCATTGAATTGAAAGCACAACACTTGAAAAAAACATTCGGTAAACGCTTAGCATTGCAACACTTAGAAGAAATGTTTAACTTTATGAATGATATGGAATTGCCGACCATTCCGATAAAGCAAATTGAAGATTTAAAATTTAAAATCAATAAACTATGAAAAACCGTGAATTAAACCGCGCTATTTTGCGCAAAGTAAAAGAGATGTTTAGCGATAACATCGAAGTAATGCTTTACTTCTTAGCATTTGTTACAATGATAGCTGTGCTTTATTTTGGCTACTTAGTAGAGCGAACTTACACAGATCCTGAAACAACTATCGAACCGCATTTTTTAGACGTTCAAAACGAACCTGAAAGCGAAGTATTGGATAGAGTTTATTATTACGATTCGTTGGATAGTGCTTATTTATAAATATTAAAAAATAAAAAAATGAGTTTAGATGTTTATTTAACAAGAAAAAAATGGATTAGCTACGATGCTGGAAAAACATATACTGAAGAAGAAGAAACTGTTTATCATGATAATATCACTCACAACTTAAATACAATGGCGAGTAAATCAGGTATTTATGAAGCGCTTTGGCGACCAGAAGAAATTGGAAAAACAAAAGCGAGTGAAATTGTAGAATTACTTGAAAAAGGATTAGCTGATTTAAAAGCAAGACGTTATTATTTTGAAAAATTCAACTCGCCTAATGGATGGGGAATGTATGAACATTTTGTTCCTTTTGTTGAAAAGTATTTAGAAGCCTGTAAACAATATCCTGATGCTACAATAGAAGTTTCAAGATAATAAAATAAAACCCACTATCACTAGTGGGTTAAGTCAAATCAACAAGTTATGTGCAAATATAACATTTATTTCTCAATCTTCTTATTCCAAACATTTAAACCTATAGCAGTAGCTGAATAAGCCATGAATCCATAAAAGTATTCAGGATTTGGATGTAAGAAAGCGTAAGCCGTTCCTATCCAAAAAGCACTAAGCGAAGCAATTCGTTTTAATTCAACCCTGCTGTGTGGCGCGAGTGTATCTTTTATCGTCTTTTTCAGGTAATACAGCATAACATTTATATTTAATAGGCTCAATAGGTTTGTGTGTGTTCGTTGTTGCAATCTGTTGTTCATAGCAATCATATAACTTTTCCTCTACTTTATCCAATCTGTTGTTCATCCAAATTAGCGCAAACGCCAAAGCACCCGTTACGCCGTATTTTCTAATCACTTCTATTTTCTCAGCCATGCTCGCAAAATTATACATTTTCTTCGCAATAACGGTTAAATGCCGTGTTTTCGTTTTCAATTAATAATGCCTTAAAACGTTCTAATTTTGCAACGTATTGAAAGTCATTGATTAATTGTTGGTGCAATTGTCCAAGCGTTTCATCATTTTGGTCTAAAATAAAACGAATGTTGTTAATTTCTATGATCATAACATACCTATTGAAAGACATGCAACAGTACAAGATGTCGCACTAGCATTATTTACCCATTTTACAGAAATAGTATCACCCTCAACAAATGAAACACTTGTAGAAGTTTCGGAATAAGTACCTGCAGCACTACCCGCAGGAATAGTTATAACGATACCCGTATCAACACCGTTTTTAAGAATAGTAAAAACACTTGAACCGCTAGCAGGTTGTGACGTTGTTGTTACAATATAGAATTTCTTTAATGTCACATCGTTGATTAGCACAACTTGTCGTGGATTATAAGTGTTTTGCACGTTACCATCGCTAAATGTAATGTATCGTGCCGTACCTCCTGTTGTGGCGTTTGAAGCATTTGGATTTCCACTAAGTAACGAATAAACAACTTCACCCGCAGTTACAAGTCCTTTAGTATCAACTGTTACCTTATGATAAGAACCAGCAGTTATCGGACTATTTGAAGCAACCGCGCCCACATCGGATGCGCTTAACGTTCTATTAGCTGAAAGGTCGTAACCGTTAATTGTTCGTGTTGTTGGTACTGGAGTATATCCTAAAGCCGTGATAACATTAGTAATATATCCTTGTGCTGTTACCCAAGCACGTGACGCGAATTGTGCAACCGCCCCTCCATCGTTCTTGTAACGTGGTTCACCATCACTACCTGCAAATATAACTGTTTCACTAGCCGAAGCTGTAGCGTCTGCACTTTGATGTTTTAAACCTACATGACCATTACCGCCTGTGCCATTTACTTTTAATGATTTTGAATTTAACGCATAACTTCCTAAGTCAACGTCACTTGTTGCGCCCGTATAAGGTACAAGTCCGCTAATATCAGGAGTTGCAAGGTTTGCAATATCTTGTGTTGTAGTTTTATCCGTTGTTCCGCCTTGAACCAAAGGCACTATTTCAGTACCTGTTAACGCACTCGCACTTGGTAATTCACTTATCTTTTTGTCTGCCATTTTCTATGCTTTTTAGAAACAATTCTAATTTTTTAATATTTTCTTGTTTTGGTTTATACTTCTTACAAGTACCAACCTCCGTAATTTGACTTTGTGTCGGGATTGATTTCATTTTGATAATTATAATTGTATTCAGGGAATAGACTACGATTTAACCAAAGATACTTAACCATGCGCTTAACGTATCCATCAGCAATTGAACGCTCTTTTTGTATAAGCATATCAACTTCGTTTTTCTCTACGTTTGTAGCATTTTCAGACGTATGCTTATAAATTCCTTTGTTTGCTATCGTGTACGCTCCAAATGGTAGATATTCAACCATTGCAAAATGTATCAAAATAGGCTTACAATACTTGTTCACAAGCGTTTCATATTGGTCGGTTAAATCGTTGTTTTCAATCTTAGTTTGAAGTGTTGTAAGTAATTCCGTTCCTAAGTAATTTTCGATGTGTATATCTTGTGCGATTGAAATACATTGAATAAACTTATTATCGTCTAAGTTACCGCTTATTGCAGTAAATTCTTTAACGTCTTTTGTTGAGATTAGTAATACTTTTGCCATGATTAACGTTTTTCTAAGTATCCTTTTGTTGGAGTGTCGATAGGTCTAGTGCTTACAAGCGGATTATTTTTGACTACATAACCTAATTTTTCAGCTTTACGTACAGCCACTTGTTTTGTTTGTGGTGAATTAATGTCAATAGCAGTACCTTGAAACGTAGCGTAAACTTGTTTATTCCAGCGGTGATGACAATTTGCGCCACCTTTATATAAGAATATATCGTAAGTATCAGAACCATGTGGACCTAGTCCTGGATTAACTGCCATTTGCGACATTTTCATAATATCTTCTTTACGATATACTTTTTTTGCCGACATCATTTGTTTACAAAATTCGCGTCCGTTTGGTTTTTCTTCACCTGCATAAACGTATCGAGTAATGAATTTAATTCCATCAATAACTTTATCTTGTTTACTTCGCAAATTAGGTCTGTTATCGCCAGTTGATACCAAATTAATAATACGACTTAATAACGTTGGTTTAACCTCTTTAGATAGCGTTAAATTCTCTTGTTCGTCCGTTTCGTAATCAACCTCAAATTCATCAATCAATAACCAATCTTTACTAGGATATTCACCAAACTGCGATAAGTCTATTTCGCTCAACTGCGTGCCTGTTTTTTCAGCCACTTGTTCTTGTGTCTGTGTGTTTTCTAAGTCGATAAATTCAAGCGGTTGCAATGTTCTAAAGTATAGCTTTAAACTAATTCCATTAAACACTAATATCTGGTCGATAGCATCGCATAACATGTCTTGAATAGGACGAATAACCATGTTGTCGAAAAGTGTTGTAGCAGTCTTTAATTCGTCCGCATTGCTACTAAATCCGTTTGCTTTTGTAATCCCAAAAATCAAACCGCTAACAACTTTATGACCTCGTAAAATCTTGTCAGTGCATTCATCGCTCAAATATTGGTAATGTTCAGGCGCATCGTTTAATGGAATATCGTTAACATCGGTATTCATTTCTTTGTTTTCGCTAAATGAAACGATAACTTTTTGACCTTTAGATCCTGTTAGTTTTTGTTGTATTTTATTGCTTCGTTGGCGTTGTTCTTCCTCAGTAAATGAACCTATAATATTTACGACCTTAGTACCACTAAATCCATTTTGCACATCGTTAATCAAATAATCGCTTATTTCTTCTTCAAGTGTTGCGTAAGGCAAAGCACCCTGATAAAATGGGTAATTAAAGTACTTCATTCCTACCGAGTAAGGACGAATATAAAGTATTTCAATCGCTTCTTTAGACTTTCCAAAAGCTGGAATCGGTCTAGGTTTATACTCGCGCGTGTTCTTCCAATTATCGCAATAGAAGTAATTATTGATTTCTCCATCACTATCGCACTTTTCAGGTGCTAATAATTGTACAGGTATGTGATACGCTTTAACAATTGATTTTCTATCATTAGAATAGTGTATTTGTAACGCTCCTTGCCCTAACATATAGAAGTCTGTAACTAACTTACGTACATCTTCTTTAGCAAGCATTGAAATAAACATAGCGTATTCGTTTGGCTTTCTGTTAGCGTCAAGTGCCGAAAGTCCACGCCCGTAAATTAAATGCGTTATAGCGTTTATAACAGCGTTATTCGTTGTGCTATTTTTATACCTCTCGATTAGAAAATCAAAGTATTCGTTATCCTTACCAAAAGTCACCCATTCAGATTGTCTATTTTCGACAATATTAGGCTTTTCATATTCGGCAAGGTTTAAGACGTATGTATTATTGCTCATAAATGATAAAATCGTTCGTTGTTTCGCGTTGTGTAAATGTAGGTTGTTGCTCTTCATCAATGCAAAGCAATTTGTCATACACAACTAAAGTATCATGACTATAACCTTTCAAAATGTAATTTCTGTTTGCTAGTAATTCGACATTGAATTGATATGTGTTGTAATATTCTCCATTTGTCAAAGTAAAATCAGGGACTTGTGAAGTGACATTAGTGCTTTCATCTGTTATTGTGAAAACATCTATTAAATCACTTGGAGTTAACTTTACTGTTTGATTAGTTACTGAAACTACATTCATACTTATATAAGTAATTTTTTAAAAATTGTTTCTAAATGAAAAAAAGCCACTCCTTACGAAATGGCTTATCCTATCTAAATCATGAACAAATTATGCCGAAACTAAACTCGCACCATCTAAAACAGTAGCTAATAAATCCGATTCTGTTGAACAATTTAAGATATTCGCTGGCATTCTTTCCATCGCTGTTAACGTGAAATTATAACCGTTGAAATCTAACATTTGCGTACCGTTTGAAATTGTACCAGCTGTCATGTCAGTACCATATTCTAACCCAACGATAAAGAATTGACCATTTCTGTTTTTAACGATAATCGAAGGACGTCCGTAAGCCATCAATTTTAATTGCTTGTGCATAACAGCATCTTGTTTGCGCAACACAATTAATACATTTTGTTGCCAAAGTTCTGTTCCCGCATCAGCATTTGGTTGTAATGCTTGCTCAAAGTTTGACGTGCCTTTCAATTCATACTTGTAAACCGTTGGAACGTTTACAATCGTATCCACAACATCTGTGTTTGTATTGTTAAAAGTTACGTCTGTAGCATAGTCATACGTACCACTATTAATGAAGTAAACCGCATCAATTCCACCTACTGAATCCTTGCATACTTCTTGTCTACCATTTGTTATTAAACAACTCATTTTTTTCTTTTATTTACAAAAAAAGGTGGCGTTTATTGCACCACCTTTCTTAAGATTAATAATCAATTACTATCCTCCGTAAAGTACACCTTTAGAAGCCTGACCTACGTTAGCTGCAAGCGTATAAATCGCTCTTACATATTGCAAATCTGCATCGTTGTACACTTTACCTACTTCAAAACGGTTAACATCGTCCATTAAGTCTGTATTCCAAGAAATAGCAGCTTTGCGTTGTGCGTAAGCGATATTTGCTAAAGGCATTGGAACAAAAACAACTTCTACTCCGTTGTAATAAACTTTGCTAGTAGCGAAATCATTTCCTGAAATAACGAAGTTTATTTGTTGTGCTGCGCCTACTGCATTGTTTGCGTTGTAGATTAATTGTTTCCATGCACGTGGACAATAGATAATAGTTGGCGAAACTGTATCTAATAAGTTTTCTGCTGGAATAGCTGCATAAATCTTAGCGAATTCAGTAGCAATATTTGAAGCTGTTACCGTTGTACCTGTTACTTTAATATAAGCACCGATAGCAGAGTTATCATACAATACTTTAGAGATAACACCATCAACGTAACCTGCAGTCAAAGAAGCTACAGCCGTTTGAGTTGCAGCAGTCATTGAACCTTGAGCAGAACCAGGAGTTAAAGCTGCAATAGCTGTTTTTGTAGCGGAAGTAATACCACCCCAAAATAAAGACTCAGCATCTTGAGAAACGTTAGGACCATATTGTGCTAAAACAGTTGAAGCAAACTCGCTTGATTCTATGTTCCATGCTCCAGGATTCATTGAACGATTAAAACGACCTTGACGAAGTGCTTCTTGTAAGAACGTTTGTTTGTACTCCAATTTAACAGGCGTAATAATACGGTCTGTGATTGTCATAGAACCGCTTGAACTCAATTGGTTACCTGTGTACAACTGCGCTGTTACATCAACACCTGCTTCGGTGAAAATTGTCCCTGCTTTAATGTCGGTATTGAAAGTAACGTAACCATCACGAATGGTTCTATTCGCAAACAATACTTCTTCTAGGATAGGCTCTACTGCCTTTCCGCGTAAATCTACGCCTGTGTAAGAAATTGCCATGTTTTATTTTTTATTGTTTTTGTAAATATTAAAATCTTCAATTAACCATTCGATTTGCTCTTTTGTTAACTTGCCTTTGCAATAGGTTTCAATCTTTTTATTTCCTAGTGCTTTTTCAAAATCAGCATAATTAACACCTTGCTCAAATGGGTTTACGAAATCCTTATCCATTCATTCGTTTTTTAATTACTCTAAATCTTTCAAGCGGGTCTAAATCCTCAAGATTAACAACAGTTTTATTCTCAGGATTATGCACGATAGGCTTAACTTCTTCCGCTAATTCAGTAACTTTTGGATGTTCTGAAATTTCAGTAAGCAATGCTTTCAATTCTGCATTTTCTTTTTTCAACGCTTCGAATTCTTCATCTGAAAATCTTACTTCGCGTGTAGTTGTTTCGATAACAGATTTAGGCTCTTTTGTTGGCGCTGGATTTGAACTAGCTTCGACAGGTACTTCCGCTGTTGGTTGCTCCATTGGTGCTTGTTCTTCTTCCATTGGTACTTCTTTAATTTCTGCAATCATACCCTCTTGAGTAACGATTAACATACGACCATCTTCCAACTCGTATTCACCAACAGGTAAAGGAATTTTTTGGTTATCTTGAGTAACAATGAACACTTCCATTCCTGCATCAAAGCTATCAGCTTCTAAGATAGTAACACCATCGGATAACTTCATTTGCTCAAGGTTTACCTCCATACCTAGCAAAGTGCGTAATTTGTTAAGAATTGTTTTTTCTTTCATAACTGAATAATTAAATTGTTTATTTTTTGTAACGTTTTTACCCTCTTTCAACGCTTTTAGTGCGCTCTGTATTTTCATGTATTACTGTTTGTTCGGATAGGTCTATTAAAGAACCTATGCCTTGCGCTTGTAAATCTCCTGTGCAACATTCAATTGAATAAGTACCATCAGGACAAAGGCAAGCGGTCGTGCCACCAACAGGTGATGTAATGCTATTTTCCATTTAATAATTCCTTAATTCGTTCAATCAAATCAACTTCGCTTAAATCTTGTTTGTCGCTAAATCTACCTTCAATAGAAAAACCTTTAATTTCACGTGCTTTGACTTTCTGCCAAACTTCTTCGTTGTTTACTTTAACAGACACTGCCCAAGTACCTACAGGATAAGACAAGTTATAAACAGCACTTTTATCCTTTTGGCTGTCTTCTACGATCCACGATTCAACAACCGACATACCATCTAACTCTATTTTGTGTTCAAGTGTTGAGTTGTTTTGATAGCCACGTGATAGGAAAATTTCACTTGCTTTTCGAATTGTTGCAGTTGGAAACTTAATGTAGAATGGCTCTCCGTTTTTATCTAAGCGCAAAATCTGTTTGTCAGGAACAAGAACCGCACCCAACAACAAGCGTTTTTCTTCGTCAATTGTTTTAAGTTCAATTTCATGTTCGGACAATGCAATAAAGTTTTCTTGTATTGCTGGCTTGTTTACAACTGAAATCGCAAACACTTCATCTGTCAGGTCATTTTCATTGATGACCATTTCAATCACTTTCTTTGCCATACTTCTATAATTAAATACTTGTTTTTTGTAACTTATTTCTTTCAAGTGACATTGCGCTAACTACATCGCCACTTGTAATATAAGCCTTTAAAGGTTGTTGCTGTACTTGAGCAAGTTGATTAACTCCGCTACTTCCAACAACATTAAATTGTGGCGTGAATGATTGTCCACCGCTTGGAGTTGTTGAGTTAACGCTTGAGCCATTTGCATTAAATTGTGTCTGTGCTATCTTAGCGATATTTGTTGCAGCAAACGCACCAGCTAAACCTGCTTGTACAATTGGATATGCTGGAAATACTGCTGTAATTGGTGACTTTTGCGCTGTCTTGTATGCTTCAATAGTTCCCTCAATTCCTGCAATTGTAGCACTCGCCAACTTCGCAGCTTTATCAATTCCAAAAGCTATGCGTGCTTGTTTTTCGTTACGTCTTCCAAATAATTCAGTAATATTTGAAATTAGGTTAAGCGTATCATAAGCCATCTGAAAACGTGCTTTTCTGATTTGGTCTTCTCTAGCTAATTGCTTTTCGTTGTAATCTTTATCTAAGTCTTCAGTTGCTTTTTTATATTTTGCTTCAATTGCAAGTTTTTCACCTTCTGTTAATTCTTTATTGGATAACTCGGCTTCTTTTTCAAGATATAGTAAGTCTTTTTTGTTTTGTAAAAGTTGCTTGCTTCCATCTTCTAAGGCAAAGTTTTCAGCTTCTAATTTTCCTTTAGTATTTCGTGTTATTTCATCAATATCATCTTTTAGATTTTTACTTCTATTTTCCCTTGCTTTACTTCTATTTTCTTGTGACAATTTATTTAAGGCATCTTCTAACTGTCTTTGATTTTCTTTTAACCAATCTGAATAATCTTTAGTTGCATCTTTATTTTCTTCAATAGATTTAGTTGTTTTTTCAGTCGCTGTTTTAATTCTTTCATTTGTAGCAACATATTTATTTCCATTATCTGTTAAATCTTCAATGCTTGCGCTAGCTTTTGTCGCAGCACGTCCGTAAGATTCAAAACGTTTTTCAGCGTTTGATAATTCTTCTTTTACATCGTTTATTACACGAGTTTGTCTTTTTATCCTTTGTTCAAATAAACGTTCTTGTACATCTGTTGTATCTCCTTTTGCTCTTCTACGTTCAATAATGCCCTCTATTTTTTCAAGTTCTTTTTGTTCATCAGCTAATTTTTTATTTAATTCAGCTTGTGTTTTTAAATTACGTTGAATTTTTTCTTCATTAGCTTGTAATGTATATTTCTGCCTTTGGTATTCAAGATAGTTTTTTAACTCTCCGTTTAATTGTTTTTGAAATGATGCTTCATCGTCAAGGTTTTTTAACGTTGTACCGTACTGCGAATTTATTTCTTTGATTAAATCTTTACGTTCTTTACTTCCTTTGTTTGACGCTTCCAAACGTGCTATCAATGTAGCAAATCCTGCACTTTCTTTTGCTACAAATTCATTCTGTTTCTTTTGTTCTTCCGCTATTGCTTTTTGTTGCTTTAAGTATTTTTCTTGTTCTTTATTGCTTAGTCCAATAGCTTCTGAAACGCTTTCCCAATTAGCAATTACTAAACCAATCGCCGTTACAAGTAAACCAATTCCTGTAACCGCAAATAGTTTTGCTCCTTGTGTCATTCCTGCAAAAGCATTTTTAACAACTGCACCTAACTGAATGAAATTATCCTTAGCTTCTAAAGCACCTTGAATACCTTGTGAAAGAGCCATTGCCGATTGAACCTTTAGCATTGTCTTTTGCAATGATTCACTTTCAACACCTATTAATCCTAACGCTCCCTCGTATGCTTGAAAACCATTAAGCACACCACCGATTGAACTTGACAAGGCGTTAAATTTAGCATCAGGATTAAAAGCGTCTGTTAAATCCTTAGCATCCGCTATCATGTCCTTTAATTCAGCAGCACGTTTGGCAGCGTCAGCTGCTTCTTTAGATGTTGCGCCAAACTTTTCAGCCATTAACGCGACTTCGGCTGTTGCTTGTCTTAACTGTGATTTTAACGAACTAACATTGTCCTTTATCTCTAACTCAATTACTTTCTTTTCTGCCATTGTTGTAAGTATTGTTTGCTATGTAATTTCTTTTTGCTTGCTTCCACGATTCTTTAACCGATGTAGTTAGCTTATATTTTCCTTTCGCGATGTCGATATTTTCAGACACTCCGTAAAATTCTGACACACGTAATAGTTCTACTAATATTCTAAGCATTTCTTGTGATTATTATTTGTTTCGTTTCCCCTGTATTATAAGTAATAGTTAGCGTAATTGTACCACTACTCGATTCTTCTAGTATCAATCTGTCGCCCGATTCAGTTGTAATGTAATCGCCTGATTCAGTAAGTAAGTAACTTGTACCACCAACAGGTAAACAGATAGTAACAAGCGTGTCTTCTGTTGCTGTGCTTGGCGTAATAGTAACACCTGAAACACCTGTCGTAATCTCAAATGAAGTTGCGCCATTTGGAATAAATATAGGCACTTCAAGACACGTTGCATCGTTGGTAATGTCAAAGTAAATATTATTGCTTACGTTTCTGAAATCTTGTAATAACGTTACTTGTGAAAGTCCATTTGTAACTGTTGTTTTTATGTCGTTAATTAGGTAGCGTTTGTCGCCTATTACAAGCCTATCGTTTAGCTTTAAATTGTAAATCTTACTAATTGGTAATAGCAAATCGTATCTATACAAACGTTGTCTAAGGTCGTATAATGTCGCAAGGTAGTTACTCCAATATGTTTGAAATAAGCTGTTATTGATTGTCGTCAGATAGTAACTCGAAATTTCTAACCCCCAATTCAAAGAATAGTTCGTTTCATTCCAAACAACGTCTTGCCCGAATGGTAAATAAGATTCTAAGTCAACAAAAGTAACATCGTTATAAAACTTAATCGTAGTTGCTGTAATATCTACCACATCATTCATGTATAGAATGATAGGTCTCGGCGTTAGTGGCTTACTATCGCTATCAACACAATAACTTACTTGGATTGAAGTGTCCGTAAATTTGTTAAATAGAATATTCTCAAACGGTTGTTGTATTTTAAATTCAGATCCATCGTTTGAAAAAGTGTTTCGCAAATCTCCGTATTCGCTTTGATTTATTCCAAAAAAAGCACGATTAAGTAACGTGTTAGATTGTTGATTATTGAAAGCAACGTTGTTGTATAGCTTTACACGTTCTATGTCGATAGCTTCATCACTTGTGTGTGCTGTTACGTCTGTTATTTTACCCTTGCTGTACCAATCCTCTAGCGTTTCAATTTTGAATGTGGTTGCGCTTAGTGGTTCAATTGTAAGGTTAAACATTTTAAGTACACCGCTGAAAAACTCGCTAATCTTAATGTCAGGACAAAGAGCGTTTAAGTTTATATTTAGTCCAGGCGTTATTGTGTTACAAACAATTGTAAATGTATCTACTGCAGTAGGCAAGTAACCTCCTAAAGTTGGTATCATTGAGTTTTTGACTTCTAAGTCAATAGTGTTTGATGTTTCGCTATTGATTTTAAACGTTAAATTACTTTCAAGTCCGTAAGTGTTTTGTTGCTCAAATATTACTTTTTCTCCCGTTCCTTGAAATTGAATTGTATTAACTAAAACACCATTGTTGTAACATTGAATTGCTATAAATGCAGTGCTATCTGTTACACTTGTAACGTTGATTGAAGTTTGGTATTTATAGCTTGTTATTGTATTTCCGAAAAGCGTAATGTTTCCGTAAGTGTATGTTAGTGTATTTCCATCAATCGAACGAAAGTTAGTTGAACCGCTTGAAGTGTCAAAAGTTAAGTTATCAAAGTCAAATTTTACACTTGAATTACTCGCATTTTTCAGGTATAGAAACGCCCTATCAAATAACTTGGTTTGAAAAAATACGCTGTTGAAAGCAATGCTAAACTTTGTCTGTATAGCTTGCATGATAGCTTTTAATTTGATAGCAGGTAATAGTTCACCAATAGATAAACTACCTACTATTGTGCTTATATCATTTGCTGTTGTGTCTCCATAAGTCCAAGTTCTATTGGAAGAAATCAAAGGAAAACGAACATCGTAATCAGTAATACCATCCGTTAACCTATTTTGTATTTCAGTTCCGTTATACTCAAATGAATAAGGCGATAAATCTAAATCACTAATTTTCAACTCACCAAATAAGTCAATCAACTGCGTAAGGTTTCCTACAAATTGCACGTTATAGCAATATAGCTTTCCATTCTGTACTTGTGCTTTGTCAATCTTTAACTTGCCTTTCTTGAATGGTATTGTGTCAATTTCAATGTAGCTTTCAAAACTTACTTGGTAGTCGTAAAGTTGCGTTATCGAGCTTTCCTCGAAATGTCCTAAAATCTGTCTGTTTGTTTCGCTTGCAGGTATCGTAAAACCTTGTGAAAAATCTGTAAATACTTTGCTTATATCTTGAACATTTTGAATAGTCGAAGTGATGTCGATATTCTCGTCGTTGAATAACTCTAATTGCTTGTAATTGGCTTGCAAGTATTCCGTAGTCACAAGGCTGTCGAGTTCGAAGTCACCATCTGAAAATGTCCATGTGTCGAAAATTGGATAGGTGCTGTCGGTTGAGTTGACGTAAGAAAATCCATCACCATTTAAAACCCATTCATTTGTAATTTCCCAAAAAATATCAATACCTCCAGTTTCAAGTATTAAAACATAGTGATTTTTTCCGTTATACGTCTCCAAAAAAGGCACATCATAATCATACGTTACACCATCGAGAATGAAAGTGACGTGAACAAAGTTGTGATTGACTTCACTACCTACATTAACAAATAATCCTACGTCTTTCATCTTCTAAAATCGTTTGCAAGTGTGAACGTTAGTTGATAATTGATTAGCTTGTTATTGATGTGTTTTTGAATGTCGATTGACTTACTATCAATCAAAGCATATTGACCATCCAACAAAATATATTCACTCATTAAAATGTCTTTAATAACGTAACTATAACTCTCGTCAACCCATCCTGAATTCACCGTAAATTGTTGCTTACCTATCGTATTGAATGTTTGGCGTTGCTTACCTGAATAATATTCACTACCTAAAGTCTGTAAGTGTCTGAATTGTTGGTTATCTACTGCAAATGATTCTTTGCTTGCCTTGTAAAACCACGTCTTAAACAATGCACCGTATTGATTTGCAAACTCAATCTTAACAGGCGTATATTTACACTCTTCAATAGGTCTGAAATACCACAATTTTAACGTGCCTGTTGTCGTGTTTCGTAGTTCTACTTTGTTACCATCAATCCCCGAAATAACACGTGTTGCGTTAATTACATATAGCTTATTAGCTGTCAAAGTTGAGTTGCTAATCGTACCATCTGAAAGTGCAGTCCATCGAACCAAACGACCTAAAGTGGAAGTTAAAATAACCACATAAACATCTTCATTGTAATAGTAGTAGTTATCGTTAACCAACAACCCTGTGCCACCGCTTGTGCTATCTTGACTTGTGCCTATCAATGAAAAGTATTCAGTAGTATCGAGCAACGTTAAACCGCTTCCTGTGTCGCTGTAACGCTTTACTTTTACCTTAGCATAGTATTGACTATCTAACTCCGCGTAAGTTGTCGTAGTGTTAATACCATAACTTACAAACTCCTTAACAAATGGTGCAATGTCGTAATAGTTAACTGTTAAATTTGTGCTTGGTGCTGTCTTTTCAAATGTATAAGTAGCATCTGTTGGTTCGGTATCGTTCCAAATAAACAACTCTAATTTACTAGCGATTTGATTCGTTTCGTTTACCTCTATTAGGTAAGGCGTATTACAAAAAAATAGGTTCATTTCTTCTTTAAATTTTGCATCATTATTGTGTCAAACAAGGCGTTAACTTCCAAGCCGTAAGATTCAACCATTTCATCGGGTAAGTTTTTAAATGCGCTTTCAAATGGCTTTGTGAAAAATTCAGTAGGTTTAATACCATACAAATAAACTTTTCTAGCAATAGCGAAATTCAATTGTTTTCTTGTTTTGAATTGTCCTTGCCTTGTTCGTGGTGCTAGTCCTTTTCTTACCGTCCATTTATCAAAAGCGCTTGGTGGTGGCATCTTGTCTTTGTAGCTAAATCCACTTAATGACTTACCACTTTTCACCCCTTTAACTCCCCTATCTTGGAAGTACCCATATTCAAGCATGGTAAACAATAATTGAATAGAGTTAGGATTCTGTTTTACTTCGCCTTTAATAGAGTTGTAAAGCTGTTTACTTACGTTGTGCTTGCCTTGTGTTAAGTTACGCTTAGATTGACTTACAACGTGCTTTTCAAAGCGTTTTAAAACTTCTGTTTGTGGTCTTAACATATTGACATATTAGAGTAAGTAACTACATCAAATGTCAACTGCCAACCTGCCAACCCATTTTCGAAACGCATAACAAATGGATTCAATGTAGCGTCTGTGTCAATTTCAAAATCGTTTGGATTTCTCCTAAACACTTCGAACATTCTGTTAAGTATTGTAAGCGTATTATTTAGTATGTCGACTTCGTTATCGTTTCCTCTAAAAATGTCGGTTACACTTTCTTTGTTTACATCCAAAATATCAGCGCAAATAATATCAACGTTAAAACGTATAGTTTGATTCTGAAATGTGGCATTATTAACAATGATATGCACCAATGGATAACGCATGTTTTTTTGAATGTCAATCGCTGTGATGTCGCCTTGTGTAATCATGTTTACAAGGTTCGTTTCTTCTGCGCTTGCTTTTAGGTTATCTAGTAATTCGTAGTATTTTGTCATTGTTGCATTCGTATTTTATTCAATTCCCTTTGTTCTATTTCAGCTTTCTGTTTTTCAAAAGTTAAGAATGTCAAACATTCAAATAATTTATGCTTTCCAATCTTGGTAAGTGCTTCAAAGTTTCCTCCAGCGAGTTGATAATAACTTGAATACCACCCCCATTTGTGGCTGAATTGATTTCGTTCGTTAAATTCTTGTTCTTCTTCATCTCCTGTTCCAAATAGTTGGGGATAGCGTTCAGCAACTCGTTTGATAGTGTCCAAAAAAAAACCTGCGCTGAAAGTGCTACGTCCAATGGGCAGTACTTGAAAGCCTCACCCATGTCTTCGCTATACACGTAATCATGTATTAAATACTTGCCTTTGTGTTCTTGTTTTATAGGTCGGTACATAACAGCCAAAGCCATGTGAAAAGTGTCCCATGACTTCATAAGCTGTTCAAGATTGCTGAATTCTTCAAGCGTAATGTCTTCTAACTTAGGTATAAATCCGTATTCTATTTCACCAATATTAAAACGATGCTGAAACTTTGGCTTTGATTCGAATAGCTTATTGAAATGTACTATCAAATCATTCACATCTGACAGCTTCATTTTAACCACGTCTTTGAGTTCAATACCGCAAAATATTTCAATCATTTTTTGCGCTATAAATTCCTCATCGTTTGAGTTTTCACGCATCTTAACAAACTCCTGGTAATGCTTTAATGGTATCTCGCTAAGTGATGTAGGAATTAAAAGTTCTAACTTCATATAAGTATAAGTAAAAAGTTGTATTTTTGTTGCACCAACTTTTTCATATTCCCGAGTATAAAGATAACCAATGCTAACGAGTGTTGGTTATTTTTTTTAACTTAGCCACATGAAAAAGTTTATAGATTATTTGATTTCGCTAGGCTATTACGGGAATGGATGCACTAGCTTAAATTTCTCGAGTGTTGCTCAAAATGGTACACATGTAATATTCAGAAAATACAATTCAAAGTTTATATTTGGTTTGAATGAAAAAGGAAACGCACCGACGTTAATATTTCCACGTAAGACAAAGTTTATCATTGACGATAATAGTAAGTTTGAAGTATTTCTTTCAGATTCTGAGGTTTCAGGATATTTAACAGGCAATGAACCCGAAAAAATATTAAACGAATTGTATTTTCTTTCGATTAAATAGTATATTTGCACACGTGTCTTTCGTTTTAATTTGGTTTGAAGCTATCGGAAACGGTAGCTTTTTTTTATTATATTTGCATCGAGAGTTATTATTATAGATTAGCGAAGAGAGCCACCGTAACAAGTGGCTTTTTTTAATATATACCGTAAACGCCTTTTTGTTTAGCCAACATATCCCAACAAGCATAACCAAAAGCATCTAATAAGTGGTTAAAATTATCGATAGGCGTTTCAGATTTCCTGTCATGCCAGCAGTAGTTATTCAATTCTTTGATTAGATTAGTGCTTTCAGGTGAAACTATCAATTCATAATCTTGAACCAAAGCTATTCTATCAACTATTTTAGGCTTGTCTATTCCACGAATGTTAAGACCTCTTGACTTTAATTCGTATATCAATCTAGGTTCTGCGCTGTCGGCTATTATTAAAGCGTTCTTAGGCGTTAAATTTGAATTTAGGTTAAATATATCGGTAGTGCTTAGATTAGCTTTGTATAGCAATTCTTTTAAGTAAATACGCTTGTTCTTTTTATCAATCGAAACATGTACTAATGTAGTAGGGTCTATACTAAACCCAAAGTCTTGACCGTAACAATTTAAATCGGTTTGTATGAAATCGCCTATTTTCCAATTCGTAAATATAACACCCTCCGCTTTGTCTAGCCAACCGCCTAAAATAACATGGTTGTACTTGCTTTCATTGTGCTTTTTAATCGCTTCAATTTGATTTATAAAAGATTCGCTAAGGTTTTTAATGTTGTCTAAGTATGTCGTATGAATATAGGTCGTGTCGCCTTTAGTTATGTTGTCGCCCGCATTTATTCCACGTTGCTCAAAGAAACGTTTGTAAATGAAGTGTTCTTTCGTTGCTGGGTTCAAAATAAGCACTACTCTATTTTGCTTTGTCTTGTGTCTGATTGATAGGTCTATTTTATCAAACGTATCTTCGTCTGTTAACTCTTCTGCTTCATCTAGTACCCATGTCGTAACACCTGCTAAAGACTTCAAGTTTGCCGTTTGTGTTCCGCTTGAAGTTTTGATTCCCTTAAAGATAATCTTACTCCCTGTCGTTATGTTTATAATCTCATCTTTTGTAATATGAAAATCATGTTCTTTGCCTAACATTTCAATCTTTTCAATGAACTCAGGAATAATAGAAACGTGAGCAGAAACAAGTGTATAACGTGTAAACAATATAACGTGCCCCTGTTCGTAGGTAAGTAGTAGTAAGAAGAAATTTACACTAAATGATTTACCACTACCCCTACCACCTGTAACAATGAAGTAACGGCTATCACTAGCTAAAGGTTGATATTTTCTTGGAATGGTTATCAATCAATTTTAAATAGATCTTTAATGTCCGTTTGATTCAATGTAATGTTATTGTCAATTGTTTCTTTTGGTTTACCAAATAAGTGTTCAGAAATGAATATTTGACCTCGTTGTGAAGTTAGCAAAGTGTGTACTA